GGCTCTATGGCCTATCTCAATCTTTCTCTTTTGATTGATTTCCGAAGCTAGGCATTAACCCGCTTAGCTTAAGACCTATACCATAGACGTTAATTAGTTCTTTCTTCCGAAATAAGAAACTTCCGGATGCAGATGGTTCCGACTTGTCGAAACTGATGTACGGGAGAGGTGGTACCTACGTAAACTGCCGTCCTCTTATTTATAAGAGAACCGCGGAATAGTAATATAACCTCACATTACTTTAACTAATAATTGAGAAATGAAAAGAAAATTTATATTTAATCTTAACAAATCTACATTAAAAGCTAAGGCAGTGGGAGCTAAAATAACTACGTTTGCCCTAAGTGATAGTAAAATATTACTTAGTACTCTACTGAAGGAAGCTTGGAGAATATCCGTGCTTTCATTAGGTAAGAGTAAAGGTCTTTCTTCTCGTGTAAGAATATTCAACAACTTTATGCAAAGTGTTTTCCGTATATACAGAAATCACGGAGCATCTTTTACCATTAAATGGTTAAAAGGGAACTCGGTAGCACTCCAACGATTTTTAGCTAGATCGCCATATCACTCGTTAAGAGAAATAGAGCCTACATTACCTTTACCACGGTTAATTAACGGACTCCCTGGGGTTATACCTCAAGGAGATCGTCGATTAATTCGGGAAGATAATATAGGAATCATCAGATTTTGGTTAAGTATTTTTAATATTTACCGGATCTTAGATGGACCATTAAAACCCAAATTGAATTCTATTACTGATCCTTATTCAGGAGAAGAAAATATTATTCATGAGTTTAAATGGTTCTGTTTCACTTATCTGTGGAAGATATTACCGGGTATAAAACCTAGTGATATCCTGACGTCAGCTAACTTTATTTTCCGTTCTCAAAAGGCAGGTCCAAATACCTCCAATTCCTTATGGTCTTACTACACCGACTTATGTTGGTGGGCTCAATCTGAAGAAGATTATAATATCTTTAAAGATTATTGCTCTATTAGTAAGAGTCATGGGTTATGGGGTAGATTTGATCGAAGTATTACACATTTGTTTGATATCTTACAAGCGGGTGGAAGAATTCCTGTAAAGGGATCCTTCGCCTACTCTTCAGCTATCCGACCGAGTGCTTCTACTAAGATTCCGAATCTTCAGAAAGGACAGAAAGGGTCTCTAGGCTATGTTAGCCCGGAATCTCTAACTATCCCTCTTCGAGGAGGACAACTTGCTTTTAAAGTTGAGGCTGCTGGAAAACTTAGAGTTTTTGCTATAGTAGATATTTGGACGCAGTCGGTTTTATCACCGTTGCATGATTCTATATTCAACCTATTAAGTAAATTACCTAACGATGGTACCTTTGATCAAGAGGCGTCTTTTAGACGTGCTCAGATTAAAGCTACTAAAGCTGGTAAAGCTTACTCTGTTGATCTTAGTTCAGCGACAGATCGATTACCTCTTATCATTCAAGCTAACCTTTTGGATAGCTTAACTGGTGTAGATGGTTTTGGATCTGCTTGGTCTAAATTATTAACTAAGCGAGAATACTATGTTCCTAACAGTCCTGATGAGAGACTAATGGATTTGAAACTTCCATTTGGTCAGTCATTGAAATATAAAGTTGGTCAACCGATGGGTGCATTAAGTTCCTGGGGTATGTTGGCACTTACTCACCATATGCTTGTGCAATTTGCATCAAGTAGATGTGGTAAATTAGAGAGAAATTCCTGGTATGACAATTACGAAGTATTAGGTGATGACATTGTTATCTTTGATGACGATGTTTATAACCAATACGTTTTAGTTATGGACGCCTTAGGCGTTGATACTAATCCTAGTAAGTCTATACCTTCTCCAGAACGACCAGTCTGCGAGTTCGCCAAACGAACATCTGTTGGACTTAATGATGTCTCAGGTTTGTCTTGGAAAGAGTTATTACAAGGTAATAACCTTCC